TGCCCGGCCTTAGTAACAACGCTTGTTGCCGCAACAGCAGTAGCATCATCATAAGAAATGTGTAATCTTCCTTGTTCTGACCAAATAATTTGATCTGAAGCAGAAGGAATTTCAGCTCCAACCATACGCAAGAAAGAAGCTACGGAGCGATTCCCGTATCTTTCAACTTCCTTTTCGTATACATCGGGTAAAAATTGTTGTGCGAATGTTCCGCCGCCTGATCCGCTATCAAATGTAAGATAGTTACCGGCAAATAGTGTTTTGGTAGGTGAAGGTGTTAACCCAGCAGGAAACGACCCACCTGTTGAAAATAATCCCATTTTAGTTTGTTTTTGTTATTGTTTAATTTTTATTCTAAGTTTTGAACTATCTTCACCACTTACAGCTCTGATTTTAAAGCCAGAATTTGTAGTAACCTCCTCGTGGGTGCCTCTAGGATTCATATCAATGTTCTTAGATTTTGCCATTTGAGATTTTACAGCATCTGCACGACCTTGTTCGTAGAAATGATTCGCAATAGAATCAGCGTTCATAGCTGTAAATAATGCTTTATGATAACCTTGTGCATCTGTTATTTCATTATTACTGTCAACAAATTTGCTAACTAATGAATTAATATCTGCTTGTGTCTTCTTAACATCATTTACATCTTTTACATTAAACCTATATTTTTGATCCCCTACTTTATATTCAAAACCTTTGAAATTTTCGGTAAACAATTCATTTGTTTTCTCTTCAAATACAGATCTTTGTTTTTTTGCTGTTTTTTGTGCTTCAGATTGTTCTTCTTTATAACTATTGTAAAACTCAACCGCTTCTTTTTGTTCTGGAGTTAACTTTGAGCTTAACTTAAGATCATCGTAATATTTACTCTTTAAACTAGTTAGATTTGATTTTGCTTCAGCAATACTTTCTTTTAATAATAATTTTTTACGTTTAATATCTCTTTCTTCATCAATATCTTCGTCAAAAGAAAAAGAGTCTTCAATTAAAAAATTAATTTCACTTTCATCCAAGTGCGGTTTACTTTTTCTATAGTGCTCACGAAGAATTTCCATATCTTCCATTGCACTATAATCTTTATTTATATTTACATAATCCTCAACAGAGCCACCCGTTTCTTCCATAAAGCTAATCAGCTTATCTATGTTTTCCGGAAGCTCTCTAACATCTTGATTATTATTTACACTTTCTGACTCTTCTTTAAGCCTATTAGGAATATCTTTTATCTTTTCAGCTAAAGTAGTTTCTTTTACTTCTGTGCTTTCATCTTGAATGAGCTCGAGTGTTTGGGCATCATCTTCAGCGGCCCGTACTTCTTCGTCCACTTTCTCGCTATCTGCGGCTCGTTCGCCCACATCCACGCTTGCTGTTTCTTGCTCTTGAATGGCATTTTCTTCTGTTTTAAGTGGTTGCCTTAAATCTACTTTAATAGTACCATCATCAGCAATTGATAAATTATTATTTTCTTGATTTACTTTGGTTTCAACTGTTTGACTAGTTGTTTCGGTTGTTTGTTCTAGTGTAGTCTCTTCTGCTACTTGCGCTTCTTCAGCCATGATAAAATATTATAAAATTAATAAAAATGATAATTGTTAATTATCGGGGTTCAAACATTTCTAAGTTAAATCCGCTGCCCATTGTATCATTTCCAGCAGATTCAAATTCTTGCTCTCCTTTACGGTCTTTCCTTTGCTCAATCAATTTTGATTGTTGCGTAGCTTGTATTTTTGTTCTTTCGTCTTTACGATCTTCTTTATATTTTTCTTTGTCAGTAATCATGGAGCGTTCCATATCTTTCAAGGACATATTAAGATCAAATTCAAACTTCATTAATTCTTTTTTCAATTCTTTCTCTTGCGTCATTTTTTGTAATGCTAATTCAGATTCTATTTGAATTAATTCTACTTTTTGCTGCGTTAAAGCTTGATTTTTTTGAATTTCCATTTGAGCAGCTACTTGAGTATTTTGTGAATTAGCGTCTGCTTGTGCTTGGATATTAGCTTGTTGAGATTTTTGATCCTGGTCTAGTTTTTTACGTCTTCTAATTTTTAATAATTGATTAGCTAATTTGATATTTTTAATTTCTCTAACATCAATTGCGTCCTCAAGATAAATTTGATCTTTAGCTAGTGCCTGTTGGATATTGTTTTCAAGCATTTGTTTTTCTTCTTCATCAGGAGAAAGCTCAATATAAATACCAAAATCGTGTAGGTGCATATTCTTAATATCCTCTAAAGTACCAACATTAAATCTTCCTATTGTAGATATGAAGGCATCTCTTGTAGGTGAAAACTCTAATATATCAGAAACTCTTAGGCTAATAGCTTCCGCTGATTTAGCAGTAAGATATAGACTAGATTGCAATATATGTCTAGTGGCTGTATTTGAATTTGCTGCTGCTAATTTTTGTACGCCAACTAAAGCATTTTTGTCAGGCATTGATCCGTCTCTAGCTTCATTAAGGCCGGTGACATCACGAATCATTTGTAAATAATAATTGTATGTATTTATTAATGAGCCTATTTTATTATTGCCGCCATTAGAAGTTAACTCTTGAATTGGCACTTTACCAGGATTCATATCACCATCCTGGGTTAATGATCTACCAATTACAGAACCTGTTTGAAAGAACATATTTAATGCTTCTTGCGGGTTATAATTAGTCCCATTACCTAAATCAATTTCAGCTAACCCATCGGCGTCCAAATAAACTCCATCAGGTATCATTCTAGACAATACTTGTTGTAATTTTAAATGCGTTAGTTGGATCATATCTGCAAAGCCTGTAATACGGCTTACTAATGACTCAATCCTACCTTTGTATATTCTCGGAGCAACAACATGGTAATTTAACATTACTTTTGTTGTATCACTTTTAGGACGAATCATATTTTTAGCAAGTTCCCATTTAAGCATTTTTTGAGTGCCTAAAATAAGCGCTCCATCATATACAACCTCAATAGATCTTGACGCCTTATCAAATCTAGCTCTATCGTCTTTAGGTGGATTAAATTGATCGTTCTTAGGAATAGCTTTATCTGCACCAGATGCAGTTTTCTTTATTTTAAATACTTCGTTATTATAAGTTTTATAATTAAAATATAATACCTGAATAGTATTAGCATCCAAAACACTGTCTTCATTTATAAATCTATTATGTGAAGCAGGCGTTTGAACACCTTGTTTAGTTATTTGTTTTAAATCCTCCTCTGATAATTCTGGAAATTGTAATTTTAACTCATTAATAGTAACGCTTCTAACTTCTCCTACATAATATATGTCATCGAAATATGGGGAGTGAGTATAAGAGTATACTAAATCTGCGGGGTCTACATATTTAAGTTTAATCCCCTCTGATTTATTAAATTCATTTTTTACTGCACCAATACCAATAACAGTTAAATCGTAATTAATTCTTTTACTAATTAACTCGTAATTATTAGCGTTCATTACAGCATTAATAGCTTGCTCCTCAGCTATTTCAATTGCTTGCTTATATTCGAGCTGCATGTGCAATGATAATTCTTCGTCTGTTTCAGGAAGTGATTCAGGGTCATTAGAATATACATTAATACCTAATTGTTGTTGTATTTTGTCTGATATAGCTTTTGTCTGCATATCAGTAAGGATAGATTCTACATATCTAGTTCTTTTATTTACTGATGATGGGTCTTGTGAAAAAGCTTTAATATCATAAAGCCGGTCAGACATACCATTAACAACAATGTCTACAAATTTAGGAATTACCGGTACGGGTTTCCAATCTAAATTTAGATAAGATAAATCACCATTAATAGATAACTCATCTTTATATTTTTTTACAGATTGCTCCCCTCTGGCATACAGCCTAAGCCTATGATATTCATCCCTATTAGAATAAAATCTAGTTGATCCAGAATCTCTTTTGAACCATTCATGCTCAATAGCACGGGCCACTTTCAACCCATATTCTAAACTAGCCTTTTCGACATCGCTTGCTATTTGACTTGGAAATGAACTTTTTAGTATTGTTTCAGCCATGCTACTTAATTATTTGCGAATGCAATCCTTTATTATTAAATCTTTGTATTTTCAAAGTTGATGTTTGTCTTTCGTATGACGGCTTAGGATAATATAAATGTCTATTACAAGCCATTATTGCTAATCCCGAGCTAATTGTTGCATCAAATTTTGTTCTATTGTTTATATCAAACTTAGCCCAATCATTTAATGTTCTATTAAAATAAATATTTCCGCAGCCATCTTCATTAAACCCTACATACTTTTCTATGTAAGTTTCTATTGCAGCTGCATGGGCTTGCTTAATATCTTCTGATGTATTGGGTATACCACCAATTTCTTTTTCTGTAACAGATAACTTATTCCAAAGTTTATCTGGTCTATTCATTGAAAACCCTCTATAGCCCCTTCTTTTTATATGGTATAATAATCTAGGCTTATTATTTTCTGCTAATATTGGCATACCATAAAATATAATAGCCATTAGCATATCCTCGAAAAATATCTCAGCAGTTTGAGGTCGAGCAATATATTCTAAAAAGAATGTATTAGGTGGGGCATCTTCCATACTGAACTTAGTTAATCCGTGTAAAGATCCTTTTGAACCAATACCGTCGGTTGTTCCGGATATATCATAACTATCACATCCAAAGCTTCCCATGTGCTCGTTTCCAGGATATTTAGTGCCATTCTTTACTATTACGTTGTTTTGCAAGTTTTTAGGAGGTACCCACGAAACTAAAAACCTTCCGCTAGGATTAGGACTAAAAATTACTTTTGTATCTTTAATTCCATTTTCCCAAGAAAACGATCCTCTAGTTATAACTCCTTGTCTTTCAAGATCCTCATTATAATCTATTTGCTCGTATATTTTTGTTAAGTTATATATACTATTTTTGGCTTCGTCGCGAAAAGCGTGCTCTTCTGTTCTTGGAAATTGTCTGTAATATTCATTTAAGCCATCGCTGTCATGCTTCAACCCATCTACCTCATTTTGCCAGAAGTCTATAACACCTGTATCGATGAGTTCCCCATCTCTGCCAATGACGGGTTCTGTTGGAGTATTAAAGACAGGGTATCCATAAGTATCAATATATCCTTCGTAGTTCCATTCCATAGGTATGAACAAAGAATATAATCCCGAGCTAGTCTGCCCATTTTTATTTCGCCTGTTAACATCTGAGTCTTTAAATAATTTTTTAAAATTTGAACCGCCTTTGTCTAAAGCGTTTGATGTAGACCCCATCATACACTTACCAATAATCTTACTACCTAATCGTAAAGTGGTTTTTGTAACCCTCCAGTTATTTAAAATGTTGTCAGGTCTTTCCCATTTACCGGATTCATCATGAACTAAAAGCTTTAACTTTTCTCCATCATAACTGTTATCCCCAGTATTTTTCCAGTCAATTGTTGTGTCTAAACCTTCAAGTAATTGTCTATCAACTGTTTGTGTGATTGATTTTTTAGTTAACTTTGAAGCTGGAACCCTATAAGCTAATTCTGACTTAGGCCTATCCATACCATCCTGTATAGGTTTAAAGAAAAAAGGATAGTTAATTGATATAGGTACAACTTTATCTGTAAACATTTTTTTAGCATCAGCTCCTGATTTAGATAGTATTCCAAACCTGCCATCTGAAGTTATTGTACCTTGATTAACAACCTCTCCCGATGCCATGTAGCTAAACCCAGACCGTCTATTTTTGAGGTAGACAATTCCATAACATCTTTTATCAGCCTTGCAGGCTTCCCAAAATATAAAAAATAATCTGTTTGCTTCTCTATAATCCGGGCTTCCAACATCAATTTTTGTCCATTGCAAGTACATATAATGAGAACCAGTAATATATGTAGGATTACCTTTGTTATAAAACCAATAGCCTTCGTCACGCTTTATAAATTCTTTATCAATAAAATCATACCATTTAGATTTAAAAGATTCTGGATATGTTTCCCAATCAAATATGCTTTTTATTTGCTTTAAATCTTTTGGGTATTCCGTTGACTCCCACATATTATTTGTGTTTGCTACATTGCTAGGCGTTTCAGGCAATGCTATACACAAATTCTGTATTTCAATTATTTCACCAATCTTACCAGTCTTGCTTATAACTATAATATCATATTCCTTGTTATAGCCATACTCCCATTTGTTATAGCGATTCATTCGCTTTATAACATTTTCTTTAATAGGTGTTATTGTTTTTACAAGAGTTTGCTCGTGCATTATTTAGATCTTTTTTCAGCAAAACCACTAAAGCTTTTTTTCTGCTCTACAGGTTTATCTTCCATCAAGTTTTTTTCTGCTTCAATTCTTGATAAAATTTCAAAAGCATCGAAGATTGCTAGCTTTTTTGTAGCAGCTGCATTTTTTAATCTGTCGGCTGCGAGCTCGTCTTCCCCTCCATCAACAATTATTTCTTCTTCCGCTACTCTAATTAATTCTTCTACAGCTTTATACCCAGCTTGGATTATACTTGACTTCAGTTCCTTTGCGTTCATATTTAATTGAAATTGATTCTGTTGGTACTCTATATAGCTTTTCACCATCTATAATAAACTCATACTCACTATTTGGCGTAAAGCCTATTAAATCATTGTCTTTTAAACCAAAGCTCCTTAAATCGCTCCCTACGTGCTTTAAAAAGCCTGTAAGTGGCTGTTCTTTGTCAAGCTCTAAATCATTAGTGCTTTTTATTGGATTTACAAAACAATAACCCGGAGGAGCTGTCCATTTATTATTTCTTTTATAAAGAAATATTTGGTCATAGTAACAAAAGTATTTATCCTCTTGAAAATAGCTGCTACTATTTTTTTCATTTCCGCGTACATCATAAAACCTTCTAAAAACATTATGATGCAATATTACTTCGTCCCCAATTTTTAGGTAGTCATGTTCCACATTTACAGGTAAGGCAATTATAACCCCATGTCTACTTACAAACTTATGATCTTCAATTGAAGTATTTAATATTAAGTTATTTTTTTTGTTATCATATCTGCCATTTGTAGGACTTACAATATAACTATACAAATGCTTCATTTAATTTAATTTATGTTAATAGTTTAGATCATACTCAATACTTATTGCCATGCTAGAATTAAAATGTTTCCAAAGAATCACTTCATCACTTTTTTGAATATAAATATTATAAGTATTATCTTCTTCTATTATATCACATATTTTATGCCCTCCGAAAACTTCCTGGCTAATTTGATAGTGCATAGCGTCATTTTTATAATCCCTACCTATGCTAATTTTTCTAATTTTATTCATTTTATTTAATTTTTATTTTACTCAGTTATTAAATCCCAAGTCGTAGTTTCTTCTAATTCTTTCTTTATTTTAGTTTGAGACGTTTATAAGAGGTTTTAAGTTTGATTGGTAGTCACCACATGAATCGCAAGCGTCATGATTAAACACTATATCCATGCCTAGCGTAATTCTTTTTTCTTGTGATTCGTTTATGCTGGTCCAGTGATTGTAAAATGGTGGAAATATAGTTAATGACCCTATTTCGTTTGGCACAGAGGTAACTTCTTCTTTATATTTGTAGTTTGTATTTGTACCAGAAGCGTTTAAAACACTTGTTGCAGAAATAAAAGACCAAAGATCGCCATGATCGTCAGAATGCTTGTGCATTACTATACTTTCACCGTTTCTTACAACATTAACCCAGCAGTTTACTCCTGGTTTTATTTCTGAAGTAACAAATGTTTTGTTTGGCAATACGTTATTTACATAATCATAATAACATTCAGAAACAAAAGACAAATACTCGTTCAACTCTGCAGGTTTATCTTCTAATTTAAAGACGTTATAACCTCCTGATCTAGTTATTACATTATCAATATCTAAGCCTGTTCCATAATCACTTCTAAAAGGATATGTTTTTATTATATAATCCTCTTT